GCTTCCCTTTTTTGAATTTTTTTTATATTCAGCATTTTTTTTAGAGGATGAACAGAATGGACAGTAAAAAATTTATATTCTATCAAATAATAGAAACAATAACCTATGCCAACGGTTTAATATTAGAAAAAGAATTTCTATTTCACACAACTAGAAAGTGGCGACTTGACTTAGCACTACAGTCATTTAAAATAGGGTTTGAATATGAAGGTGTATTTGGCACAGGACTAAGCAGACACACAACTAAGATAGGATTTAGTAATGACTGTGAAAAATATAACAATGCTGCTTTATTAGGCTGGCGGATATTTAGGTTTACTGCAAAGGATTTTAGTAATAAACAAGTAGCAAAGACTAGTGCATTTATCAAAGAAATAATAAAGGGCATACTATGATAGTAATAATAGAAGCACCAGATAAAGATAATCAAAGGATGACACATAAATTTGTATTTAAAGGTAAAGATATTAAGAATGAACTTTTAATGGGGGATGTTATTCTTGCCCTTAAAAGTATAGTATTTGAAGCAACAGGAACACCGCCATTCTTATATGGTATCTTTTTTAATGAAGAAATATATAGAATTTCAGAAATAAAGTTTGACAAATAAATAATAACAGTATAATATAGTTAAGGGGAATAAACTATGAAGATTAATAAAGAATTTGAAACATTACTTAGTCCATTAACTGAAGAAGAATTTAGTCAATTAGAATCTAACATTCTTAAAGAAGGTATTAAAGAGCCTTTACAGGTGTGGCAGGACACATTAGTAGATGGACATAACAGGTACGTTATTGCAACGAAGCATAATTTACCATATAAAACAATTGACTTAAACTTTGCGGATGAATATGCAGTAAAGGAATGGATAATAGCCAACCAAATGGGTCGTAGAAACATAACCGAAGAACAAAAAGAATACCTACGTGGTATGCGGTATAGCTGTGAAAAGCAAAAAGAAAAACAAAGAAATGAAGATGGAACATTTTCACCTGGGGAACAAAATGTTCCCCAGGCTAAAACAGCAGAACGTCTTGCTAAAGAATACGGTGTAAGCCATATTACAATTAAGCGCGACGAAAAGTTTGCGGACGGTGTCAACGCTATTGCAGCAATCAACCCAGAATTAAAGACGAAGATATTGCAAGGTAAAAGCGACCTAACAAAACAACAGGTGCAAGATATAGGTAATACTAAAGACTTATTAACACAACCGATGACTGAAGAAGAAATACTAAGTAAAGCCAAAGAAATAAAGAAGGTTCGTGCAGAAGTAAAGAAAGAAGAAGTTAAAGAAAAATTAAATAATATTGCAGCAATTAAAGCCAAAGAAATAGAAGGTGTATATGATGTAATAGTAATAGACCCGCCTTGGCAAATGGAAAAGATAGAACGTGATGTAGCACCTAACCAAGTAGGATTTGACTATCCTACAATGAACTATGAAGAACTTAAAAAACTATCTATACCGGCAGCAGATGACTGCCATATCTTTGTCTGGACAACACATAAACATCTTCCAGAAGCATTATCATTAATAAATGACTGGGGATTTAAGTATACTTGTTGCTTTGTTTGGCATAAGAATGGTGGGTTTCAGCCGTTTAATCTGCCACAATTTAACTGTGAGTTCTGCTTATATTGCAGGAAAGGGTCACCAACCTTTATAGATACCAAGTCTTTTAATGTCTGTTTTAATGCTGAAAGGGCAGGACATAGCGTGAAACCTGATGAGTTCTATGCTACATTAGCCCGCACAACAGGCGGCAGGCGTCTAGATATGTTCAATAGAAGGGCAATAACAGGGTTTGATACCTGGGGGAATCAAGCAAATGGACTATGAAAAACATAATGCTGATAAAGCAAAGGATTCTGCATATGAACAATACGTATGCAGAACACATGTAATCCCATATTTAAATACAGTAGGTGAATGTAAATGGGAAGATAATAAATGGCAGCAGATTTCAGGCATTGATTACTCCTTTAAAAGAAATAATGAAAAAGACTTTCATACTTATGATATTAAGTGCTATAGGAAAGCAACAGACTGCTTCTTTATTGAAACATTAACTAATAGCCATACTAATTCAAAGGGATGGTATTTTCTAGACGAAAGCGACTATCTAACAATAGCAATGCCAGAACAGGATTATTACAAATTATTTACTATTCTTTTTAAAGACCTTAGAAATAAATGTGGGCAAGCAGAAGCATATAAGAAATATAATAATAAATATACAGAAAATAAATCAGAATTTTTTATACTGCCGATTAATCAATGTAAAGATATTATTAAAACAATTGAATATACAAAGGAATAAAATGGTAGATAAATATAATTTAACAGTTGAAGAAGAATTGGTAAAATTAATAAAGGATATTCCAGAATTACCTGTATTATTCTTCAGTAAAGAAAGTTTCATTTATGGTTCTAACATTAAAAGAGTTAGGATAGCGGAATGCATAATGAAAGGCAATATGATTGGATATACTGCTGATGAAGAAGTATTAAAACATGTGCCAGAACAACAAAAACAAAGGTATATTCACGTAGAAATTTAAAAGGAGTGTAGTATGTTAGAAGAAGTGAAAGAAAAAGTAGGGTGTGGTAAAGATGAAGAGATTTTAGCACTTAAATTAAAATTAGAGCGTATTAGGTTTTTTGTGGAGAAGTTTAGTAAGGAGGGTTTTGCTGATGTTTGTTTACCTGATAAGGTAGAGTGTATGTGTTTTATACAAGAAAAAGTAGTGGTACAGTTATTAGATATATTAGGAGATGGCAATGGAAAATAAAGAACAATTTATTTTAACTAAAAAGGATGTAGAGATGTTAAAGCATGCTTTACATCATCTAGAATCTAATCGTATAGATATTGAAGGTGCGTGTAGTGGATTTTTTTGGGGGGCTAAAGGAGGCTTGCCAGCTTTTCAGAAAAAGCATAAAAAAGCAAAAGAGTTTTTCAAAAAGATAATAGAATCATTAACATCAACGAACTGTCAACCAATAGTTGATAGTTCAAAACAAAAGGATGTTTATGAAAATAGTTAAACCAAGTGTAGAGTTAATGTTCCCTGACAAAGATATTGCATTGCGAATGTTAAAGAACATAGAGTATGCGGGAAGAAATTGTTATCAAACACAAGATAAGATAACAGATACTAGCTATGATAAATTCATAAAGATGATAATAAGCAAAGGGCATGAGAGTGTATTAGAGCATAGCCTACTTACGTTTGATATTATTACTGATAGGGGAATAATGGCGGAGCTAACGAGACATAGGCATGCTTCATTTTCTATAAAGAGCACTAGATATTGCGTAGAAAAAGGGGAGATAGATTTTATAGTTCCATCAGAGTTATTACCTAATAGCTATCAAACATGGCAAAATAGTATTAGGACCGTTGAAATAAATTATTTTCTTTTAAGTGCTGATGGGAATCCGCCTGAAGTATGTAGAAGCGCTTTACCTTCTTGTACTGCCACACAAATAGTAATGAGTTGTAATTTCAGGGAAATGCGGCACATATTAAAGTTAAGAAAAAGTAAGGCGGCACATCCAGATATGCGATTATTAATGCAAGACGTGCAAAGTAAATTAAATGAATTTTTATTAACAGTATTTGAAGGTATATAATGGCTAAGAAAAAAGACCCATTGCTAATAACCCCAGAAGAATATAATAGAAGACTAGAAACAGCTAACTTAATAATTAAAGAAAATGAAGCATTAAAGAAAGCTAATGAAGCGAAGAAGGCAGAATTACACGCAGCAAAGCAGCTTATTGACTTAAATATTAAGAAAGGTAAGGTAATAGACCTATTAAAACACAAAGAAGAACAGTTGAAATTGGCTAATTTATTTATATCTGCTGTAGATAAATTGCCTGAAAAGGTGGCGGTAGAAGTAAATAAAATACTACCTAATGGGCTATCCCAGCTACAAACTGAAGAATTATTAATAAAGATGAAAGAATTATTAGCAACAGTAAAGATGGACCTATCAAAAACAGATGCTTAAAGAAGTTAGGGAACTACTTAAAACTTCCGCTGAAAACAATTTAAATGTATTAGACTTTAGTAAACGTTGTAAAATACAGGACGATAACGGCAGTACTGTGCAATACAACCCAAATAGCTTTCATATCCAGAAGTTTTACCTAGAAGCGGTAAGCCAAGAGAAGTACCGTGAATTTATACTACTTGCCCCAACCCAAATAGGTAAAACTGTTGTTGGTATCTATATGCCAGTAATATTTTCTTTATTTGTACTAAATAATCCTACTATAATTGCAATGCCTGATGAAAATATTGCAAGTAAATTATACATTACTAAGCTAGCGCCTATGATTACAGATGCAGGATATGGCGAATATATGCCAGATAAAGGTGTAGGTGCAAGGGCGGGTAGTAGCGTTAGGGGTACATTTAGAATGAAGAATGGTGCTAACCTAACATTTCTTGGGGGCGGTAGAAACAATGAAAGCGCCCAATCAGGTATAACAGCCAAATGGATATTCTATGACGAAATAGACAGTATTCCAGACGGTGTGGTAGAAAGAATTGCAGAACGTGCAGCAAGCTTTGGTAATAAAGCTAGATTCTTTTATTCAAGTACTATTAAGAACGATGATGGTAAATCTAAAATATTAGGTCTTTATAAAAATAGTATTGGATACAGGTTTTATTATGCGTGTCCTAAGTGCGGTAAATATCAATTAATGGACTGGGAACAAGTAAGGTATGACAATTCAAGTGTTTTAACAGCATATGACAGTGCTAGATATGAATGTAAGTATTGTAAGAAGCATTTAACTGAATTAGACCGAATAGAAATGATAGGACGTCATAAAGTTGTCGCAAATGGTCAGAAAATAGATAAAGATGGTAATATAACAGGACAAGAAATAAAAACTAATATATTTGGCATATACTGGAATGCATTAGAAGTGCCATTAGCACGCGGTAATTTAGGTGTTTTATGCCAGAAACACTTTAAAGCAATAGAATCCCTTAATGCGGGGGATGATAGTAAAATAAAGCAGTTTGAACGGGACACATTGGTTAGGGAATATAAACCGAAAGAAACAAAGCAAACCACCAGTCATAAATTAAATAGGTCGCAATTATCATATATCGCATCATTAAATAAATATAGTATAATAAATGAATATCCTGCATTACAAATAAGAAATGATGGTGGCGTATGGCGAAGTGAAGGGAAAAGATATGAAACAGAAATACCAAATCAAGTAAAGGTAATAACAGCAGGTATAGATATTCAGCAAGGTGGTCAAGAATATAGCCCTAGACTTTATTACTTAATAATGGGCTGGAATGAAGAATTAAATGAAAGTTGGGACTTATCGTGGGGTGAAATACTATCAGGTCCATTAGAAACACACGCATTAAAGGACGATACAGTAGAAGCATTCCAAATGTTCCTAGAAAAATACACAGAAATAATAAATAATAATAAATTACAAAGCGGATATATAGGCATTGACTGCCAATTCCTACCAGAAGCAGCTTATGAAATGAAAGAAATGCACGATGACTGCTTGTTAGTACGTGGTATAGACCACGAAATGGCAGCAAAGCCATATGACCAGCCAGGTTGGTTCTATAATAAAAATTCCGTAGCTTGTATACCTGTAAATTCTGCAAGAAAAGCAGTGCAAGCAACATTGCTAAAAACTTCTGGTAAAAATTCAGGACATATCCCAAAAGGACTAGAAGAATGGGACTTTTTAATTAAACATTATTGTGCGACTATAGAAATAGTTGACGATAAAAACAAAAGAAGATGGTCTGAAAGTACAAAAGACCGACAATATCATAAAGAATGGTTTAATAGACACGACTACTTAGACTGCAGAATTTATAATTATGTAATGTCTAAAATTTACAAAGGATAATAAATGAACCCAGTAATAACAGAAAAACTAGACGTAGACTTCAATCAACCACAATTACTAGAAGTGCAATGCAGAAGATGCGGCAAATATTTCAAACCTAGTCCTTATGCGACATTACATAGGCAAGGGACATATTTAAGATATATTAAATGCAATAAATGTGGCAATAAATTTGTAATGTACCCAATGGCGTGGGAACGTCTTAAAAAAAGAAGAAAAATAAACAATAATAAGGTATAATAATAGTATGGATAGGACGACAATATTAAATTTAATTGCTAAGTATGAAACAGCATTAGAAAATGCTGCGTCTTTTAAGTCGTTAAGTGCAGATGGTGTAAGTAAAACAAATCACGACCTTAAGGCTATTATGGACCAATTACAAAAACTTTATATATTATTAGACCGTGAAGATAATGGTATGTCGCAACGTGGACGAGTTGGTGGCGGTATAGATGTATTTAAAAGTGATAGTGGGGTATAATGGTTAGTATAGTTAGGGCAGTTAAAGCAGTATGGAATAGTATAACAGGTGGATGGAATAGTTGGAATAAGACTAGTTCTTCTGCTAACGGGGCATATTTCGCCACTGATAGACGCCGTGTTATTATAAATAATAATGATGGTGTTGACGGCACAAGTATTCAAACTACTTCAGCAAACCTAGAAGAACTAATAAAACTGTCTAGAACATTTGAAAGAAACCGTGCTGTAGCAAGGGCTGCATGCGAAGGGTTTAAAGCAGATGTAATAGGAAGTGGTATAGGTATTCTACCAACTACTGAAAATGAAGACGTAAATATTGAATTACAAAAGAAGTTTAACGAATGGGCAGAAACAGCAGGGGTAAATGGTGAAAGTCTTTGGTCATTGCAATGGCTAGCAGGCGCAGAAATATTTGTAGCAGGGGCTTCTTTATGGCGTATTATAGTTGATATTAATAAAGAAATTCCAATTAGTATACTTGCATTAGAAATAGAATGGCTAAGTACTGAACCTATCAAACCAATTAAAAAAAGTAATTCTTTTGTAAAAGGGATAGAGTTAGATGAATTTCTAAGACCTGTTCAATACCACCTAAGAAACCCTATGACAATGCAGGGTGAAGTAGTAGATGCAAAGTGGATAATACATTGCTATGAAAAAAGACGGGCAATGCAGGTAAATGGCGAACCAATGTTAACCCCTGTATTAGAAAGAATTAAACAGGACGATGATTTAGTAACTATAGAATTACAAAGTTCTAAACCTGCAAACGCAGTTTCATTACTTGTTACAACAATGTCTTCACCAGGGAAATTAGGCAGTAAGAATTATAAGACAATAGATACTTCAGAACGTGAAACAACGGTTGAACCTGGGACTATAACTTATTTAATGCCAGATGAAAAAGTAGAAGTGGCACAAACAACTAGACCTAATATGAATGTTGCAACATTTCGTGGCACACTTAGGGGCGATATAGCAGGAGCTTGCCGTGTTAGTCAAATGTGGCTAGACAGGGATTCAAGTAGAAGTAATTATTCTGCTTCAAGAATGGACCAATTAATGGAAAATGTATTAACTAGACCATTAAAAGAAATGTTTGGCAAACAAATAGCAGGTAAAGTGTATGAATTAGTATTTCCTTACATTGCACCTTATTTAGGTATAAAGGATATGTCATTAGCAAGTAAATATGCACTACAACCAGATATGCCTGACTATGTTAATCCTAAAGAAGATATTGAAGCATCTGTCCTAGCAATTGAAAATAATTTATCAACAATAGAAGATGAATTAAGTAGAAGGGGCAAACGAACCTTTAAAGAAATAGTCAATAAACGTGCATCAGAAGTAAAAGTTTTAAAAGGACTTGGTTTATTAAACAATGATATGGTAGAATATAGTAAAGATGATAAGAAAGATAGTAAAGAAGCGGAACAGGGAACAGAAAACACCAAAGAGGGTGAAGAAGAAGCAGATAATAAAGGATAACAATGCAGATAAATAGAATAATTGAACAAATAACTACAGCAGAAGATAATAATATTATTGAATTTATTATTGCTACTGAAAGTCCAATAATTAAAACAAATAAACAGAAACAAATACTGTTATGTAATAAAGAATCAGTTGATATAAGTGCGGCTAAAACAATAATATTGAACCACGAAGGCAACCAAGTTGTTGGCGGTATAACAGATATAATGTTCGACAATATCAATGGACTTAATTGCATTAGATGTAAAGGATATATTGACGAAGACGCCAAATTCCCCACAGGTGTGAATGTATTAAAGGCAATGAAGTCAAAAATGGTAACAGGATTTTCAGTAGGTGGAAAGATTAATTCTTCATATCTTAATAATGATGGTGAAGAAATAGTAGAAAAATGGGAATTGCGTGAAAGCACTATAACGCCAATTCCAGCAGATGTTAATAGTGTTTTAATTCGCCAATTACAACAAAAGGAACATAATATGGCAGAAGTACAAAAGAACGCTGAAGAAGTTCAAAAGCAATTGGCTTCTTTAGAATTGCAACGTGATATTGCGTTAACCGCCGCATCTATGGGATTAGATGCTGACCCTTACATTAAAGAAGAGTCAATGGTTTCTGCAATTAAACGTATGAATGCTGATAAAGCAGTCAAAAACATCCCCAACCAACAGGTAGCTTTAAACGCCACCGTACAAGTAGACGAAGTAGATAAACTTAATCGTGCTTACACTAATGGTTTATTAAATTTGTCAGGGCAAAAAGTTAATGCTGAAGACCTTAAAGGCAACCCTTCAGTTGGGTATACCAGATTCAGCGACTTAGTTCGTAGCTATGCGGCTAAACGTGGATTTCAATTGTCAAATGATAACAATGTCATTGCACGTAATATAATTAATCGGGGCAGTAATACAGTTACCGACCAATTTAGTTCATATGTATTAGTTAATGCAATGGACAAAGCTGTAATGAATGGCTATAATGCTTATGGCAATGAAGCAGTATATTTACAATTCGCTAAATTACGTGATGTTGCTGATTATAAAACATTCTATTCATCCGCTGTTGCAGTTGGTGGATTGACAGAAACCCCAGAAAATTCCCCATTTGGTGAAATAACTAAGAATGATATGGGATATTCTAATGCATTGGCTATGTTTGGTGGGACTATAAGTCTTAGTGAACAATTAATGGTTAATGATGATTTAAACCAATTTATGGACCTTATTGCCCGCGCTGGATTCTTAGCTAACCGTGAAATAGATGTACAAGTTGCATATGTTATTGAAAACGCAACATGGACTGGAAATACAACTGGTTCTGCTACATTAGCGACCGCTGGCAACCTTGATAAAGTTCGTGCGGCATTCCGTAGTAAAACAGACCCCAGTGGTAAAATATTAGGTGTAACACCTAAGTTCTTGGTACATACGCCAAGCCAAGCTAAATATGCTGCTGAATCTACTTGGAATGTTACCGCCCCTGGCGCAAGTGCTTTATTTAGTTCACCTGCTACCCGTGGTATGATACCTGTAGAAAATCCATTCTTAACTGGTACTTCTACTACATACTACTTATTTGCCGACCCAATGGTTGCGGATAGTGTGTATGTTGCATTCTTACGAGGTCAACGTGCCCCAGTGTTAGAAGAACAAGGTATTACTGCTGTTGCTGGACGTGCATGGAATGTAAAAATGCCATTTAAAGCTGGTATTGCAAGTACTACTGTTGCTGGCACTATTTATATGCCCGGCGCACAACAAGGAACCGTTTAATAAAGGAACAATACAATGTCTATTACATTTAATAATTATGCTGATACTGTAGTTAAAACAATCACTGGCACGGCAACTGTTGCGACACTTTATGTGTTAAATGGTCCTGCTTCTACTAGTGAAGTCGATGGTATTGTTGGTATTGCAACCGACACCGTTACCAATGGCGATGCCACTTATAAAATTGCAGGTCGTGTAGACGGCGTTGCAAAATTAACTGGCGAAACATTTTCTTTCATGCAAAACTTATTCTGGAATGTTGCTAGTTCTGGATTGACCGCTACTTTTGCTAGTGGTTCAACTACGCCACACGCTGGTCGTTGTGGTAGCAAAGGTGGCGAAGCTAGTACTTCAAGCACCTGTACTTTATTCTTAAATGCTTAAAGTAAAAGTAATTAATTCAATTTGTGTGTTATTATTAAGTTTATTCCCCAATAAATTACAATATTTATTAATAATAACACACTTTTTTTAAGGTAATATATGACTATAGGTGCATTTAATCCTGGAGTTTTAACTTTTAATCCTACAAGTATTGAAGATGTTGGTGATAAAGTGCCAGAAAATATTAAAGTATATGAATTAATAAATTCTGAAGAAATGCCAATAGAAGCAGTTCATAAATTACTTAAATGGATAAATATTAAATTAAGTGAAAAAGCATATCAAAGACTTGATGATGCTTTAAAAGAATATTTTAAGGACACACAATGCAAGTAAGTGAAACTAAAACAGTCTTAATTAGATTAGAAACTGAAGCAGGGGTGGCTTCTTCATATGCAAGTAAAGCACTATTTGAAGCAGCAGGTGGGGCTATTGCATTCTATAATTCTACAGGTTCTTTGACAGTAACATACACTTTGTCAGCTATTTCTAATGGCATACATAAGATACAATATGCTCTTCCAGCAGGACAGTATTGGGCAGTACTTACAGCACCTACAGGTGAAGTGTCTAATGCATATGGATGGACAGATGAAGGATTTATTTACGATACCGATTATATCGGCTCTTTATTAACTAGTGGCGATATTGATTTGACAACACTTACAGACACCACGAGTATTTACGAATTTGAATACATAAGCGGTAATAGCATTAAAGAAATAGTTAGTATTAGTGAAAATGCTTTAACAAGATTAGGTGCAGCTAATTTAGCAGCCTGCACTATTACTTGTTCATGTAAAGACCATGCATTAAAAGATGATGACGAAGCGGCTGACTTTACGCTTACTACGGCGGTAGTTACCGATTCTAGTGGGGATAGAACGGTAAGAATCTATGCTGATACATTCCCTGTTGGAGCTGCTTTACCGGATGATGTAAATTCTAAGACATTTATTTTTAACGTAGATTTAGTGTATAGCGGTAAGAAATACACCGGGGCAAGCGGCACACTTACAATAACAAAGAAATCTTCTTAAGGCGGTAAAAATGGCGGATTATGTCAATTATATTTTAAGCCCTAATGCAATTTTAGCACGGTGGACGTCGGTAACTTCCGATTATATCGATTTACCTAATCGGAAACTTACGCATAGTGGGGGTCTAGAGTCTGCTGTAAATTGGGGGGGTGGCGGTGGGTATTTAGCGATTCAAGATGCGTATAACACTAAAACACTAGACTGGAAAGATTGTAAAACATACGATAAAAATAACCCTAGTATAGAAAGTTTAAATTGGCATAATAGAACGGCCACAAATTCTAGTGGCAACGAGGTGATAAACTGGAGTGGGTCGGCGACCGCTATTAAAAAGACTTTAATTTCTGGATATTCTTCTTACTTAGGCGATTATATTTATCAACTAGGGACGGGGGAACTTTACATCTATAACGAAGATGAGGTAAGCTACGGGTATTACGACATGTATGCCGACACTGGTGGTGATATGTGGTTTAAATGCTACTCGGCTAGCGAATGCCAAGTAGAAATTGCAGCTAAATCCGATTCTTCTTTTGGTAATGCCACTTTAACTTTATATACGGATGCCACGGAGAGTTATGTTAAAATTAGTAATTCTGCGGCTGAAGACGGTATAAAGATAAATTATACCGACGGGGAAATAATAGCGGAGGGGAGTAGTCTATTTTTATATGCCGATGTTATAGGCGGGCGGGTTTTCTTTAGAAATGCGGGAAGTACCGTGAAATGTGATGTTGTAATAGATAGCGATACATCGGCGACGGATTACGAAACGGGGGCTTTAACGGTTGTAGGTGGGATTTCTACACAAGAAAATATATATGCTAAATATAATATATCTGCTGGAGATGGGACTGTTTCACTACCCTCTTTAAGCTTTCACGCAGATACTAATACAGGCTTTTACCGCATAGGTGCGGATAATATAGGGATGGCACTTGGTGGTGTTTTACGCATAAATTATAAAGATAGTATTATTTCTATATCGGATCACGAAAGCTCCGCTCCTTCTGCTAATACAGGGCTAATGAAGGTTGGGATGGGGGGTTTAGTTAGCGATGTTAATTATGCTGGTAATTACGGTTATTACTTAAAGAACCACAACAGTGCTGGCTATACTGAATATAACGTAACTAACGATAGCCCGGTAAATGCTAGATTTGGCATAGGTGGTTCTACCGCTGCCGCTGGTTATGCGGGGAATGCTTATATTTATAGTGCTTCTAATATAAAATTACAGTTTGCTATGAATGGTAATATAAATGCTTATACAGATACTAATGGGATAGGGGCGGCAACAGGAAAAGCCTTGTATATCGGGGACGAAAGCACTGATGGTAGTTGGAAGTTTGTTGATAGTGGTGGCACATTAAAGATACAGAAGCGGGTAAGCGGTTCTTGGGTAGATAAGGGGGCGTTTGTATGATAGTTATACCAAATTTGAATACCGAAGGCATTAAAAGAAATACAACAACACCCGTATTTACGTGGCGTGATAAAGAAGGGTTAATGTACCCTGATTTATCGGGATTAAATGCCGCTACCCTAACTGTGTTTAAGGGAAATTTAAGATTATTTGCCTATGAAGCCAATGATAAGATGGATTTTAGTATTCATTGGCCTCATGATTGGGCGGTAGGAACTGATACATACATTCATGTTCACTGGCATCATAATGGCTCGGCTATTGCGGACACAATGACTTTTACAATTGAAGCCGCATTTTCGAAGCGGGATGCGGTATCGGGTAGTAATATATCTACCACAATCACTAGAAATACCTGGACGGGGGCTAATCAGTATTATCACGGGGTAGATGAAGTGCAATTATCAGCCGCTACAGGAACAAGTGCGTTATTTGCTACAGGTGATTTAGATATTGATGGGATGGTATTAGGGCAACTAACATTAACTACTGCACCTACTGTAACGGCGGGCAGTTTGTTTGTATCTACAATAGATATTCATTACCTATCAACTAATCTAGGCACTGTAAACAAAGCGAGCCCATTTTATTAAAAACAAAGGAACAATAATGGCAATTAAAGACACAATGATTATAAATAAAGCGACGTATAATAACGCTTATATCCGCATAGAACGGATAGAACACTTTAAAGAAAAAAGTTTAATAATAGTAGAATTTGCGGTGTATCCAGACCAAGAAAGCACTACTGACGGAACAAAGCCAGTAAAGACCGAGCGTGTATATTATAATATAGAAAAAGACCGTGAAGGCAATATAACTAAAGACACATACACACCTGCGTGGGAATCATTAGCAAACTTCTTATCAGACGCATATAGTAAGAATAAAACACAGGCACATCCTAATGGTATCGACTGTTAATCCAAAGCTAATTTATTCTTCTGCAATGTATAAACAGTATAAAGTAGTTATATTATGTAAAACTTGCGTCATTAATGAATTCCCTTATTACAATGACGTAGAATTTTACGGAGTATGGCAAGGGGTTAATACTGGGCAATGCTTTACTATGGACCAATGTTTATTAAAATTAAAACACCAAATAGAAAGTGAAAATGCTGGACTGGATAACACTAGAAAAACTAATGACACTTGATAATGAAAAAGCAAAGCAATTAATTAATGAACTAATAACTAAGATTAGGATTAATTATTATTGCAGCGTACAGGACCTACAGAACATATGTTTTAAGATAAGTGATGGGCAAATATGTCCAGACCACTGTTCAATAGCTAGGATAGCAAGTTTATTTATGGCAATTGAAAATGAATCTGGTAAAATATGGTATCACGGAACAATAACAGACATACTTAAAGTTTATAAAGAATTACTTAAAAAAGAATTTTATGATATGTCTGATTTACATAAGGTGTAAAATGACCATAAATGAACAAATTGAAAGTCTAAGGGCTGATGTATATTCTGTAGGTAAATTTACTGAAGATGAAAAAATAAAGAAATGTCTTCTAATTCGTGACCTATTAATAGAAATAGGGGAATTAGAACCTAGAAAACATGAATACACACGAAGGGACAAGAAATGCCACCATCGCAAACGTCAGGCGAATTTAACAACTTAATTGTAGATTGGCTTACTAGACTAGATAAAAAAATAGACGACCTGAATAAGAATGTATCTGAAATGTCAGGTCAGCTAAAAACTATTGCTATAAAACAAGCAGATATTGAAGAAGATATAGAAGATATTAGGATTAAAGTAAAACAACATAGTGAAAGCATTAAGAAACACGATGAAACTGCTTTAATAAAGAAAGAAAATCCTGCTTTTAATTCTATACTTTGGCTTATATTTGCAGGGGCATTAGGCAGTATTGCAACTGCGATAGGTAATTTTATTGTGAATGGTGGATTAAAGCCATGAACTATTTAGTACTGTTGGTATTAGTATTTGCTATGTCAGGATGTTTAAATACAACAAGAAAAGAACAGGTATTTGAACAAGAAAGAACTATTTATACTGGGTCAGTCGGGACAAGTAATATTAATTTAACAGTACTAAAAGACCGTAAAGAAACAACTACTGCAACAGGTGGCATTATTATGGACGTACCTAATATTGAAGCAGGATTAAATTTATTAAGCATCATTGCACCTTTATTGTCAGGCGGTGGCATAGGTGGGGTTATTGCTGTTATTATTACAACATTAATAAAGAATTGGCAAATTAAAGAAATAACTGAAGGTGTTGAAGAATATCTTAAAGACCCTGCAAATAAAGAACAAGAATCACTTAAAAAGTCATTGTCTAAAAAGATGTCTAAAAATACAAAACAAGTTGTAAGAAAATTAAAACCTTAAAAATAAACAAATAAACAGTATAATATAATTATGACATTAGTAGAAGATATACGGGGCATTTTAACTAATTTAAATGAATTATTAGACAATGTTGTAGCTTACCAAAAGGTAGGTAGTAGTTGGGTAGCAATTACTGCAGCTGTGTATTTTCACGTAGACCCTGGGGGTACAGCATTCTTTAACCCAGAAACAAACCAATATAACCACATTCAAACTGCAACATTAAGGGTTAGTTCGGCACTTGCTATTATGCCAAATGAAACACTAATTAGCCCAGACAGTGGCACAACAATATTCACTATTAAAAGCAGAAGTGTTAATATTGGTCAAACAATTTATAGATTAGAAAAAGTAGAAAAATTCACAACGGAACAAGCAACAGTAATAAAGCGGGGTAGATTATGACTTGGACTAATCCGCCAACTAAAGTTACTGAACTTAAAACACTTTTACAAGCCAGCACTAGTTTAACTACGGCAGGTATAACTAATTACCATTACCCATACATAGATACTGAAGTAGATACATTGCCTGCTGTTGTATTAGGGATAAGTAATACTAAAGTACAAAAGCTTTCACCTGGCGAAGCAGGTATAACAGGTACATTAATATGCGACATATACCACGCTACATACACTATTGGGCGATTAGAACAGCTTGCAGAAGATGTGGCATTTGACCTATGCCAATGGTCTGGCGCACATCTTACAGTTGAAGAAGTTGATGTAAGCCCTGCTGTTGAAAGCGAAGTAGGTAATGTAAAACAACATTTAAAAATAACATTAACAATTATGTTCCAAATATAAAGGATTTTTATGGCGGCAAATACATACATTTTAAAAAGCTTTAGCTTTAATGGCAGTGCTATTACAGGTATGCAGTCAATGGACTTGGGCGAATCAGGTTCTACTGTTGACTTGCAGTCAGATGCTAAAAGCCACATTGATAACACATTTATGGATAGCATTGGCGGTACAGTTAATATATCCACCACTGACCTTAATGCAATTAAATCATTGCGGGTTGGTGATGCTGGCACTATTATTATGGTCTACCAAAAACGTCTTCGTGGTCGTGGTGCTGACACTGGGGATATTACCTTCACTAGTGCTGCTACTTGCGTAATTACAGATATTCAAAGACCTGGACCTAGCACTGGGATGTCTAATGGGACTATTAGCTTCCGTGCAACATCTGCCGATGGTGCTGCTGCTATTTGGACGGTAACATAAGGTAATTTATGGCGGCAAGTACATACTTATTAAAAGTCGTTAAATTTAAACCAAAGTCAGGTGTAGAAGTAACATTCACAGGTGTTACAGATATGGGGTCAACTGAAAGCGGCAGCGTTGTTGACCTGCAAACAGACGCACAAAGTCATAACAGCAGCTGCTTTATGGACCAAATAAAGGCGACTGCTACATTTTCTACTACCGACCTAAGCTTGGTTGACGAACTGCGGGTTGGTGACCGTGGCAAGCTTACTTTAATTTACCAAAAAAGAATACGTGGTAGGGGCGCAGATGCAGGGAATGACATTAAATATGAAACTGTGGATAATAATGATACGGATTCAACCGCAGTTATTTCTGACATTCAACGACCTGGACCTAGTACTGGGTTTGGTGTCGCTGTCATAACTTTTAGTATTTCAGACGGCGATAATGCACTTGACCCAGAACTTTATAGCGGATATACTAGCTTCTGGAAAGTTAGTGTTGGTACTTTTACTTAATAAAAAACATAGGGGAATAAATGTTCGCATACTTTTACAAACAAATAAAAGCAACACAAATAATTGACGATAAAAAAATTATTGCAGATATTGCACACGTTGGCGGTTGGATATATATAGACTTTACATATGAAGGCACAGAAGGCTGCTTAATTTACCAAAAAGGATTCCAATTTAAAGCAGAATTTATAAAGAATTGCTATACTGAACAAGTTAATGATAATGTTATATTTCTAATACATAATGATACAACATTAGAAGACCTGGAAAGAACAGGTAATGAAAAAGGGTTATTAATAAACCTGCAGAACGGGTATACTATAACAGTACCTAATGCATTAATTCAATCTAGACAATTTAAACTATCATCTAAGACAATGGGTAAGCCACTAACAGAATATGGCAGACTAGCACAAGACCTTCTAACAGATGTTGAACATAGTAATAATATTACTGTAGATGATGATAGGGTTATTAGATTAGTTGAACTTGCATTAAATTATAACTATGCTGTAACAAGACACGTCATTGACTTCCTTGAAATTATTTCATATGACGACATAGACCCAATCATTTCTGCTGCCTGGGGACTTAAAGATGATATTAAAAAAAAAGAATAAGACAAATTCGTCTGGCTGCTAGACTACTTAATATTGAAGATATAGAATTTACCCCCATTGAACTAAACTTTATAACACAATGGGCAATCCATACACAAAAATGTCCTAATATTGAAGAAATGACTTCACAGGATGACCGACAAATGAATAAAAACACACTACCCTTATAATTAGTAGGGTATATTATTACAATGGCTTAAAAGGGCTGCAAATGGCTACAAATGAAACAAAGTTAGTATTAAATGCTGTTGGTGGTGAAAAAGCCGCACAAGTTATGTCTTCTATTGGCGATAAACTAGCAAAGGGACTAGACCACGCCAAATCTTCTATTTCTGCTGCAACAACACAAATTAATAGTCTTGCTAATTCTTATAATAAAGCATCTTTATCTGCAGACCTGCTTGCTAAGAAAACTGAACTTGCTGCTAATGCTTCTAAGAAATTTTCTGGTGGTGGTGCAGGTGGACGTGGCGGTGCTGGTGGCGGCGGTGCTGGTGGCGGCGGTGCTGGTATGTTATATGGCGCAGGGGCTGTATTAGGTGGTGGTTATATAGGTAGTCTTTTAAACCTAGGAAGGTTTTTTGCACTTAAAAATGAAGTAGATGCACTAAACGATTTTAAAGGTAAAGAAACTACTACATTAGATTTGACTAAACTTTTTTTTAGAAATTTAGGTCAAACAGCTTGGTATGGCAGCGAATCTTTAAAACATTCTAGGACGGCTGAAAACCTTAAAGAACAGATACGAGCAAACAGCATCAATTTTAGAAGTGGCTTTTTTGAAGGGTCAGATGAAGAGTACACAGAGACACAGGATAGATTGCTACATAATCAATATATGAAAAAAGACCTAGCAGGTCGTGCAAAATGGAGTCATAGGTTAGGCATTCTTACACCAGCTGTTTTAGCCGGCGGTGCATTAGCAGCAACAGCAGCACTTGCGGCTATAAACGCCAATACTGAACAATTAAAACAGAATGCTTTGGCAGTCAAAGAATTAAAGTCTAGTATTAAAGAAAATATAAAGTCTAATGCTGCTTCAGGTCTTTCATTAATGCAGAATGAACGGCAATCTATGGCTAAGGTCTTTGCTAGTGGACTAACAATGCAAGGATTGAAAGAAAAAGGCATAGGACTTAAACTAGGCGGATTATTAGCTAAAGGTGGCATAACAGACAAAGAAATGGCATTTGTTAACGCAGCACAAGCAGCAGGGGTTTCACAAGAAGAAATATCTTCAGACTTAGCAAGTAATAAACGACTAATTAATCGTGGAATTAAAAGGTACTTAAAAAGTAAAGGTCTTACTGGTACAGGATTAGCAGGGACTGAAGCAGGACGATTTATAAACTTTGGCGACCAATATGACAGGGATATTCAATATGCACAAATAGGCACTGAATTATCCACAGCAAGCGGACTAGCTGCTAAGAAGCTACAGATACAGAAAGCGAATGCAGAAACAAGTGCTGAAGCAATAAGGGGGGAACAAGTTTCAGCACTTATGGAAAATACAGCGGCGTTAAAAGATGCAGCTAGTAAATTAAGCCCTGTAGGTGCGTTTGTTGAATCTATGAAGTATATGTTTAGTTCAGGTTTATATATGGAAATTTACAAGTCTAGGTCTGAAACACAAGCTTTAGTTGAAGCGGACTTAAGGTAGGGTGTATGTCTGAAGAAAAACTAACAGAAGTTTCTATAACTTTAGTTAACGGTGGCGGTCCTAATAACCCTACTGACAGAAAATTTACATTTATTAAACATTCTGGTAATCCGCCAATGCGTGAAGCAATAGGTGAATTTTATAAAAGACTTGGTGGCACAAGAACTATTAGTAAAATAACTGGTTATTCTGGTAGTGGCACTATTATAGGTGGTAATGGGTTTACAACATACTTCAATGCATTAGAATGGGCAAATAACGCATTCTTATGTAAACATAAAGTAGTTAAAGTAAATGGATTTGGCGTGCTGGATGGTGAATACCTGTGTACAAATGTTCGGGTTGTTTCAATTCGTGGATGCCGTGGACTTAGAAGTCCAAGTGGGATAACCGCCACTGCATATATAGAAGTTGCTTGGGACTTGGTGATATAATGGCTAAAAATAATAAGATAGACTTCCTAGAAATACCTAATCCGGTCATAGAAGCAGAAGCATTAGAAGTGTGGATACACCCTTCTGCAATGACTATAAAGAATGAACTTGCTAAATCTTCAGCATCTTCAGAAGATATAAAGAATGCTTTATTAAATTTAAAGTTTAACTGGCGAAGTATTAGACGGGCAAATAACCTTATCCCTATTGCATGTAATAAGTCTGACAGGGCAATGGGTAGTGCTTCATTTCATTTATTAGACGGCAATAGAATTAATGATAATTTTAAAGAAACTGAAATACCTACACCTGATACATTAATTATAATTACTTCAGGCACTTCTACAATAGAAAGAAATATACCAGATGACCCTAGTGGTGCTAAAGAAACTGTATTAGACGAAGATGCAATACTTTGGTGGGGCTTTGTTGAAAATATAAACTATGCTTGGGGTCATTATATAGACAACGAAGGCAACCCGACAGTAGCATATAAAGGGACTGTTTCTGCCAATGAAATAGGTCATTTCTTTGAAAGAACTAAAATTGCTTATGCTTTAACTTGCCGTTCATTAAGTGAAGATAGCGACACAACAGATGTTGATTATTACACCATAGAAATACCTTCATTTAACTATAAACGGGAAAGTGAAGTTATTGGTAATATGGTGAAGTATAACTTAGGCACGGGACTTACCGAAGCAGGTGTATTTTACTATAATGATACTATAACAGACGTAAATTCTGGGGTGTTTAATAACCCTGAAAAATGGTGGAAAGCAAAGGTAATTGAACATTTATTTAAAATTAGTATTAAAGTAGCACACCCTATGCTGCCTTTATTCACTTTTAACGCAAATACTTCATATAATGATAGGGTAAATGATGACGCTATTAATGATGTTTGGGACTTTTCTAATGCTTCATATATGCAGGCTTTAAATACTTTATTCCCTGCTGAAGACTGGTGGTTTATTAACTTTGACTTAAAAGAAGCAGGCATTGAATGTTCATTTATTAATGGTAATGACTTAACAGGCACTGATATTCAAATTAATGACCGTATTGATGTATTTAGCACTGTTGATGTGCCTATTTATGACACAATAGAATTAGTAGGGGATTACCATTATTGGACTGCTACATTGCCTTTTAATCTTCGTGATAAAGATGCAATTAAACAACCTTCTGTAATTCCTAATTGGACCGATACACAAGAAGCAGCATATGAAGCCGCTTATGACGATGATGAAGAAACACCTAATGATAATAAATATGACACAGTATTTCGTGAATACATACTAAATACAACATCTTCTGCAGGACTACTTAAAACTGGGGTAGCCGCTTCAACATATAGCAATGTTGGCGAATATGAAACCGATGGTGCACCCGCTTGGCAATTAAATACGGTTGTTTGTCCTAAAATTGTTGTTGTTGCCGGGACTGCTAAAATAAATAATTCTTATTCAGACCTACCACACCAGTACTGCCAATGTATTCAGAATTCTGTATTTATTGAAGGCGGTAGGGACCTTTCTACAGGGGCACTTCCTAATGACCAGAAAAGTGGCAGTGACTTTAAAGATATTCTACTGTTCTATAATAATAAAGATAATGAATTAGAATTTATTAATGAAACAGACGACCCAGACCTAGCAGGATGCCAAATAAAGCCATTAGACTATGCTGCAGGAATACGCATCCAATTTAAAGAACAGCCTACACTTGCTTTAAACCACGCTAATACTGGGGAGGAAATACTTGACTATAATAACCTTGCTTGCACCTGCACTATCCGCAGCGAAAGAAGAATGCGGTTTATTTATAACAATATACTTGGACTACTTGGCACACAATGCAAAGAAACAGGTATTAGTAAATTAACTGTTGTTGATGAAGAATATAAATTTAATGCTATACTATATGGCACTATTTTAGGTATTAATGAAAATAAAGACCCTGAAGAATTTCTAAGGTGGTCAGCACCTGGTAATATAGTAGATACAGGTGACAGCACTACTAGCTGGCACTGCACACGTAATGACTATGCAAAGATGTATAAAAAGTTTAACGAAATGATTACTGTCTATACAACATTAAGACGTGTTGCAACTATATCTACACCAGATATTATTACTGCCTACCCATTAGGCACATTAATTGAAAATGCTGTCCTTAATTTCGGGGATAATACAGGTAATAATACTAAGGGCGTTGCTGTTAGGACTATTGTTTCAAATATTAGCTATGACTTAGAACGTGGCATTACAACACTTACAACAACACATAACCCTTCAAAGTCAATTTCTGCTAGAATTTTTAAGAAATATGATAATAAGACTAATAAATATGATGTAGACTGGAAAGGGCAGACCGCAAAAAAAACAGCACCACCATTATATAATTACAATGGACGGCTAGATAATAAAAAAACAGCTGCAGATTCTATGGAAAGTTTAATAGACAGGTCGGGATATAAACCTTTATGAAATACAATGAACAAATAAGTAAATTAGAACAAAAGATAAATAGGTTAAAGACCTACACCCCTGAAGTAAGCCAGGGTAATTCACTTCTACAAGTATTAGGTGGTCAAGAATTAATTAGTGGAATATATGGTATAAAACGGGCCACAATTCCTACATTGCTGGCAGAAGAATTGTACCCTGGTGCTGTTGATAAAGATGGTGTTGAAACTGTTGCCCCTTCGCCTGCTTATGATAGATGGGAAGATGGACTTGGCTTTGGCAATTTATGGCGACCTGGTCATCCACCAAAGCGGGTTATTATTGCTAACTTTAACTATGGTTATAGCTTTGCATACCTGCCTTATAATTTAGACTTAATTGCAAATACTAGCTTCAGTTTTTTAAGTGTTGGGTCGGCAAATATTACTTTTAATGTTGATACAACCCCTGCTTCTACACAAACAATTCGGTGCTACTTTATAGGGCTTACATGAAACAATATTTGTTTAATCATAATCCAAATTTACATTATAATTTTAGCATTAATGGCGGCGTTTCAGAATATTCCCCTACTGTAATTGCATCGCCACAAACAATAAGAAGAAATGTACCTTATTCAGATATTACTAATAATACATATAATCTTGTGTATTATAAAGATAATAATAATTCTGCTTTTGGTCTTGGGATGGGCAATAGTGTTTTACCTTATAAATACTGCACTACAACATACGCAAATAAAACAGGATTAAAAACATATGGTGTTGATATTGATGACCTAATTGTTGGTAAAAAACCATATAATTTAATATTTGGGTCAGGGTATAGCATAGACGGTATTATGACTGCTGTACCACTTACAGGCGACATAGCAAAGCATATTCTTCGCTTTGTTCGTTATGGTGGTTATTATAAAAATAATTACCTAATTAATGTATATGCTACTGGTAATTATGTTGTTGGCGAAGATGAGTTTACTTTATATTGGGAAGCTAAAACACTTGCTAATGTTGCAATTAATAGTGGCACTTATACTATTAAAACTAAGAAAAACGACACTTTAGCATTAGCACAAGATGGGCTTTCTTATGATTATGAATGGGGTGGTTATTTAATTAAAATTACTCCAGGCATTTATATTATCTTATTAGATGGGCACGAATTCTTTGCACATCCTACATATTATTATAGCTGTTATGTTTATGACGACCCTAGTTCATTGACGTACTACAGTAATGTCTGGTTTGAGCAAGATATTGATAAAGTTGTAAGAATTGACGCTTATTACAGTAGCCCGGCTAAGGGGATACTACCTTTTGGAACATACTTTGGCGATGCAGGATATTCTAATAGAATGTTTACTGCTGTTATTGGCAAAGGTGGGGATGATATACCCGCAATAGATAACACTATTAGTAATTACGCATTACAAACATATGATAATAATTACCCTGCTATTGGCAGTTCTTATGACAATGAAGAAACTTGTAATGTAATTCAAGACATTGCTTCATTAGGTCTTGCTTATGCAAAGTCTAATAATTGTTATAGGGCTTTCTGTAGACCATTAGGTGAAGATATAACAACATTACATTTGTCCCAAGGATATAGGGCTGAAGGGGTGTTCTATAAGCTAAGACAGACTAGTAAGACACCAGATACTTGGGAATTAGTTGACGGGGATTGGGAAAAGACTGCTGATGGCGACCATACTTTTAATGATTATACTTTTAATTCTACTTTGCGGTTTGACTTCACAGAATTAAGCGACCCAGATGAATGGAATGAATATTATTATGTATATTGTGAAAACTATAGCACTACCTTTACTGTTAGGGATTATATCTTTAATTATGAAGTGGGTGGACAATGGTATAGTGTTTATTTAAGCGACTATTACATCCCTGGGTGGTCATTAAGCGACTATGAAAGCTACTTTTTTTACGAATTTTACTACGACGACTTTAATTGGGACTATAATGAATATGAACATACTTGGTTATGGTCAGGTTTAGCTAACCAATTCGGTGGATATAACCCTATTAGTAATACTATTGCTTTCGCTAAAAGTGAATATGAAGATGACCTGACAGAATATTATGAACAACCAAGCGACTATACGCCAACTTATGTATGGACGGCTGAAGATGATTACCCATTGTTTATTGGTGAAGACCTTGCAGACCCTGCTGTCGTTTATTATGACGAATATTATAATAATAATGACTGGTTAGTTAAAGATACTGGTTATATGTATAGTGTCTTTAAACAAGAAAATATCTGGGACTTAGGCACTGCAACTACTGGATACGTTATTTCAAGCACTAATATTAAAACCTACACTGACTATGGTTATAGCACTAGCGGTTCAAATATAATAGGTAATTGCCTTTATTTAAATAGACAACGCGGCACACAACAATGGTCTTATAATTCTGGTGATGATGTCTGGGAAGGTGCCACGTTTATTGATGATGTTGACGATGGATATATTGACTTTGCATATAATTTGGTGCATACTACCACTTCTTCTACTAAATACCTAGTCATTGATAATAATGATAAAGAAATATTAATACTTGGTAATGATATTCCATATGAATTAAAACAATATAATATTACTTCACCAGTGTCATTATATAAATTACAATACAAATCTGCAGAATTTCCAAGTATGAAAAGAATTGGTGAAGGCGGGCTTTATACTGGTACTTATGTAGGGTTATTATATGCCAAACAAGTATATAAAGCTATAACAGCCATACCTAGCCAATTAAGCCCTACTTTAAGCATTACTAACACCACTATATCTACAACACATAACATAACCACCAGTAATATTATTACTGACCTTAAAATGTATTCAGACGGGGGCAACACTAAAGACAGGTTCACTATTTATAAAGCAGGAAAAGCACTTCAAAGATACCCAGTAATTAGTAAAGCTGCAGGGGCAGCTGTTGCATTTGACGCCGCATATGTAGGACAACGTGGATTTAATTCAAGCAATGCTTGGTCTACTAATTGGTCATATTATAATTACATGACTAAAAGTAATTACAGCACACAACAAGAAATTAGACCTGAAATAACTGAAAGTAATTTATCTGCGGATAGGGGGTCGGTAGACTTTGAAGACTATAAATACAACACAACGGACCTAACTAGCAGCGTTTCATTATATAAATACTGGAATGGCTATTCTTGGCATTCTACTGCAGATGACGCTAAGGCTGCCTTGGCTGCACTTAATGAAAGTGGCGTTGTTTATATGTATGGTATTATGGACGGGGCTTTATTCCCTACCCAGTCAGCTGGTGTAGTTCGTGTTGTTGTTGATGATACATTGGCTGCAATGTCACAGACATTCGCTAATAACAGACGTATAATTTACCACCTAGAACTTTGGGGGACATAATGGAATTAAAACTACCTATCCTTAATGTAAAGACTGTTAAGCCATTTGCTATAGAAAAAAGGACATATAACAGCATTATTAGTTCTAGCTTGTTTACTGCTATGCTTGGATTCTATGACAATTATTATTACCTTAGGTTCACTGACTATGCTGCACAGAACTTAGGGTATGTATATCCTAAAAGCAGGGGACAGGCTAAGACTATAGAAAGGGATGTATTCTATTCATTAGTGAATGACCCTATCTATACCAAGCACTTTCAAGTAATTGCTGACAAGTTCTTTTTACCAGATATTGGATTCTTAGGTCCTATTGCATTTGACGGTAATTTACAAGAACAACCTTTAATGGTAAAACAAGCTTTCTTTAAAGGTGCCAAACAATTTATACCTGTTGAAGACCCAAAAAGATACCCTACTAAAGTTATAAAAATAATGAAGGGAATGTTGGTTAATGTTGTTAGACAATTTAGCAATAATAATAAACTTAAAAGACCACTTGTGAAGACTGGGACAATGCAATATTACGCATTAACAGCGCCTAATATTAGTGCCACTGCTAAGCGGGCGACACTTAAGTACCGCTATGGTCATCCTGTGCCAGCTAATGTTGTGGCTGTGGCAACCGCAATGACGCCCGTTGAATTATCCTATGTTGCTGATTTGTTCACTGTAAAACACAATGAACTATTACTTGAAGCAATACAAAGTAAAGGTGCTTTAAAGCACGTCCTTACTTCTTCTACTAGACCTGCCAAAGTAAAAGGTGTTAGAAGCACCAACACCTTCCAGACTTCATATAGCAGGTCAATGAATAAAGCACAGTAATTATTTATATTGTTTAATACTGCTTAATTCAGATAATAATTTTACAGAATTATTATAATTATGCTGTTGTGCTATTATGGCTGTTATAGCTAATACTAGTATTGCAGCACTTATCCCTATAAATTCAATTAATAATATATTTTTCATTTTATTCCACTTTATTTAATCTTGTTATTATTTCTTCATTCCATTTAATACATTGTTTTTCTTTATTAGATTTACCACCTAATGTAATATTAATTTTAAAGTATCTACCATATGACATACCTTCTTTAGTCAATACCCATTCTTCGCCTTCTTTTCTTTGAAGTCCTGCATTAGATAGTGTTTTATTTACCTTTATTGCACTTATATTTACCTTCCTGCCTATTTCTGTTGGCGTTAAATAAAAAACTTTTTCTGTTTCTTCTATTTGTTGCTTTGCTTCTATTAATTTTTTTACCGCCTGCGATGCTGTGTTCATTGCTTGGGCTTCACGCTTAGAACCAATGAAAGATTTAGTCCTTATTGCTTCGTCACGTTCTGCTGTTATTCTGTCATTCTTATCGGCTAATTCAAGTAACATCTTTGCTACAGCACGTGGGTCATTCATTAATGATTCAATATTGACTTGATTCCCATACCCACCAGTCTTTCTAATACTAGGTATAACTTCAAAGTCTAGCCATTCTTGAAACTTTTCTGCTACTGGACTTTTTGTTGTTCGCATTAATTTATTAAACCCTGCTTCAGTTAAGAATGTTTCACCTTGTATATTAAATACACGGTTTTTTACGTTGTGCATTTCATGCACTATAGTATAAGTATCTACATTTTCATTAGTTAGTAATACTTTATAGTTACTATCCCAGTCACGTGTTGTGCTACCAATTTGCACTAACCCTAATGCTTCACCAAGTTGTCGTTGGTTTATTAAGAATGAATTATTATGTGTTGGCAACACTTCTACATTAAAATATTGTGTTGCTAATGGTTGATTGATTATATTTTTCATTTTATTCCCCTTTGTTTGTTGGTTTGGTTTATTTTAATGATAATGAAATTAATTTTCTTTCATATTGCAATAAAAATTTTTCTATTTGGTTTTTTAATTTTATATTATTTATATTAAAATCAATAGACCATTTTGTAGAATATTTCTTAATAAATTCAATTAATTTATTAACTTCATTAGTCCACACTACTGCATCATTTTCTATTTTAATTATACCTGTGGTAATGGCATTTGCGTCCATCCATAACCACCAAGTTGTAAATTCTACTTCCCCTTTTACTACTTCGCCCTTAATTTTACTTAGTACTTTTTCTTCTACATCTTTAATAGAATAACCAGTAGGTTGCTTGACTTGCACTGGTGCTGGTGCTGGTGCTGGTGCTGGTGCTGGTGCTGGTGCTGGTGCTGGTGCTGGTGCTGGTGCTGGTGCTGGTGCTGGTGCTGGTGCTTCTTCTTTAGGTTGTTCATATACCCAAAGATTACCTAAACTAGTGCGGCGTTTAACCCAATTAAATGATTTAAGTCTATTAGCTATAACCACATCGCTTTCTTTAATATCACGACCGAAGTGGATTTGCATTCTTTTTCTAATTTCTTTAATAGAAACGCCATTGGTTGGCGAACCATTCATTTCTACAACAATTGGCATACCGTCCATACCAACTATTTCACCTTTAACGCATATTACTTTCCATTGTTCTTCGTCAAGCCAAACTTCAACGTCTGACTTCACGCGTAATTCTTCTTGTGATTGTAGAATTTCATCATCAATGCTAATATCTTTGTCAATATCAACGCCTTGCCATAAAGCTTCATAGTCAATGCTATTTATTTCTGAATAATCTTTTACCCCGTCCTTCATAACAAAGGTATTTTTACAATTAATTTGGACAAATCTTCTAATACCTGAATTATCTTTAATTAATTCATTAATAGAAAAATTACTATCACCAATAAATGAACAACGGTTTTTATAAGAAACTGCTGTTTCTGAAAACATTTTTCTGCCTGATACTTTTTCAGCAGATATTAAACGTTTAAGCCCATTGGCGTCAGCCCTTGAAAAACCTTGCATTTCTTCAGAATAATTCACTAGGTTATCCGCTAAAATATTTTGACTAAATTTATCCGACACAAGGACGTCTATTGGCGTTTTACTAACTTTATTTAACTTGTCTAATGGCTGTAATAATAAACGGATAGCCATTGACTTCCCCGTCCCTTGTTTACTAAAAAATACTGGCATTATATGGTTATATACTTGTTTTTCATAGAAGTTCTTTTTAACATTTACTATAAATTTATATAAAGTATTATAGCACTTCATTACATCTTCTGGAACTGCAATTGCTTTACAGAATTTCATTAAATTATCATTAATATCTTCCTTGTAATTTAATAAATTATTTAAGTCAATTCTTTGCTTATGTAAAAAATCATTATGTTTCTTTGCTGTGTAATTAGCAATTACTTCTTTAATTTCATTAATACGGCATTTATGTCCAATAGTTCTTAATGTAATTAATGTTTGTTCAGCAACACTTGTTTGTTTAATTTTATTAAAATAAAATGTATCTTCTGATATTACATATTCATATTTATTAATTAGGTTTATTATTGCTTTTTCTAATTGAATGAAGCGGGCTGCTTCTTCTTTATCAACTATAAGGTCAACAGATACTTGGTTATTTAAAAAGTGGTCCAATGTCTTGTCCGCACCTACACTAATTACCATATCGTTGAAGTCAGACCCCTTTTTACCAACGTCTAATGCAACAACATATTTACCTTGGACGTCTTGTAATGCGTGCTTCGCTTCATTTTCACTTTGATGTTCTGGGTCGTTGTCGCAAGCAATAATAACATTTTTATTATGATTTAATAATTTAACAATTCTTGGTATTGACCCGCAGTCAAAGCAAATAACAATACAGTAATCAGTGCTTAATATAGAAGCTAATGACGCACCTGTTGCATATCCTTCACAAAAAACATAATTAGGGGCTTCAGCCTTACCTATTAAAAAATAACCCTTTTTACAACCAGGCGAAAACCGCTTCTTTGTTGTTCCATCTTCATTATCAATGATTTTCTGAAATCCACACACTACCAGTTCTTCGTCAAACATTGGAATATAAACAGTATTAGAAGTTGCTTCTGCCATACCTAATTCACTACCCATTAAAGATACTTTTTTTCTATTAAGATATGGCGTTGTTTTACATTTATTCTGTATAGTTAAAAATTCTTCTACTGCTTTAATACGGGCTTCTTCGTGTTGCTTAAAACCGTCCTTGACTAACCAGTCGTTTAATGAATAGTCAACTTTATTTCTTGGTGTCGTTGCTACACCTTTGACTTCAGGACGACGAAAGTTGTAATAAAGAATGGCGTGACCTTTACCAGCCCGCTTAAGACTTATTGCTTTATTGCCTTTAAATGAATTAACATCGTCAATTCTTATTGCACGGTCGCTTTTAGATGTAAATATTTTATCTATAAAATCTATAGATATTGGTTGTGATAATGCAAATGATAATTCCTTTGCAATATGTTCATAAACAGTTGTTATACCCATAATAAACCTTTCTTTATTTTATTGTTTACTTTATTTTTGTTGAAGTTTTATTTATAGCCAGTAAAAGTGTTGACTAGTGCTGCCAACAAAATAAAGGGAAACCAAACAGCACTAGTTCACTTTTATTATAATTACATTATAACACATACCTGTTTATTTGTCAAGTACTTTTTTTTAATTAGTATATAGTTATAACTGTGCCAATGACTATTATACGTGTTTTACCGTGTTTATTTATTTTTAATGCTATTAGATAGCAACTTAGTTGCGCAACTTTGTTGCAAATCAGCAACTTAGTTGCATTAAGAAGCCACTGCTTTAATAAACCATTCATTAAAAATACAACTATACATTAAACTATACATAAAGAAAAATAAGGAAAATTACTGTATATTATATTTATTTATATTCTTTTATGGATAGTATGAATAGTATGAATAGTAGTTTATATTATATATATAAAGAAATAATACTATTTTATGTACATCATATTTAGTAAAATATATATAGAATAGAAAGGGGGGTGTTTGCTTCCATACTATACAATAAATTAGAATTAATACTGTTTTTATAATACTAAATCGTATGTATGGTTTAAAATGTAGGGTATAATAAATTAATTGAATTAATTATAAGTGAAGGGGGTCCCCTACATACCCTGCATAAAAATACTTCTTGACAATAAATAAATTTCTATATAATATTATTATGTTAAACCAAAGGAACAATTTATGAAATACTTTAACAAGGTACGTGTTGACGGTGAACTTCAGTCAATGACAACAGAAACAAAGACGTCTAAGAACGGCAAGCAATACTATTGCACTAATATAGAAGTTGCAACAGGTGCAGTAGATGCGGACATAGTTATCCGTGCCCAATTAATAACATTCACACCACCAGTTAAAGTCCAACCAGGACCAGTAACACTAATAGGTGAAGTTAGGGCAATATACAAAGAATACCCAAGCGACATTAAATGGCATTCAATTGAACAATATAAAGAAAAAGGTAATTAATATGGACCATTATATTATAAATAACAAAGAAGACTTAGCAGAAGTTGTTAATGCCTATGAAGAAAACACTCCATTGTATTATGAAGAAAAGGCATTTTTATTTTGTAATGGGGTTAGTGGCAAAGAAATAGTTAGAATTACTAAGAAGACATTAATGAACCTTTTTAATGAAGGTAGTATTAAGCAAGCTAGGGAAGCATTAGTCATTGACCTACCAGACAATACGTCAATGGCAGGTACAATGGATAAACTAATGGACATATGTGAAAACGTGTTGCTTAGAAGTAGTATAGAAGTGCCATATGACGTAAAGATATCATTAAAGCACGAACTATACAACAGTCTTAAAGAACTTGGTTATATTAAATATGCAGTAGTCTTCTATGAAGCACAGGACAAACAATGAACTACTATAAGTTACCTGAAGACTGCAAAGAAATACATCAAGTATGTTCTACCTGTACATATAATGTAGGTACAGCAATAGCATATCTATATCGTGCAGGTAAGAAACAATACATTAATAATAAAGATAATGAACCATCTGAATTATTATCAGCTGAAGCAGATATAAATAAAGCGATTAATCACCTACAGTTTGAATTAAAAAGAATTAAAAGTGAATGCACTAAAGAACTAATCAACATTGCTTATGAACACGGATGATATGAAGAACTTAGAAGGTGTTGTGCTGACTGAAGACCAAGCTTTACTTTACCTTGCACTTGCAGTGTGGGGTAAAGAAGTAGCATTAACACTAGAACAACAGTGGCATCTACTTAATGAAGAAGAAATTGAATCTGCTTTTAAAGAAATAAGAATTAAAAACATCTTAACAGATAGGGAATTTACCAATCTAAAACAGTCTTATGAACAGTATATATCCTTATTAGAAACCACTAAAATTGAAAGGACTTTCTAGTCCATGTATAATGCTGTATATTTTTATGCGGTTTTTACAGGGCTATTATGGGCGGGTCCTTTTTCGGGTTTTTGTGCAGATTACAAGTGGCTTCCCT